ATACATGCTTTTTTGATTTCTCCGTCAACCTCAATATTTTCTATGTAACCACGTTCTAAAACACCAATCATCGTGGCATTTTCAAATATAGGAATACTGTCTTTAATTCCTGTTTCTCCATGACCTAATATTTCTGTGCGCTTTTCATCAATAAATTCGCAAGTTATAGACGTGCCTTTTATGCTGTCTAAATTTTGTTTACAATACTTTTCAAGCCATGTGATACCATTCTTGTTATACTTCGATTTATCACTATAAATCTCGTGTAAAATTACTTTTACTTTACGTTTTCCGTCTTTGCTTTCTTTTGATGAAAGCTCTAATATTTTCATTTTTACTATCTCGCCCTCCTTGGAACATTATTAGAGTTATTCGTTTTAGATTTTTGCGTATTTTCGCTAGTAGGATTAGAATTTTCGGGTCTGCCTTTATCGTTGGAAGTAGCAGTAAAAGAGGTGAGATGAGGTTTAAATTTCTCATCCCACTTTTCTATTTTTTCCATTTCCATAAGTGATAAGTATGCTTCTGGACTTATACCTGTGCTTGCAATCCAAGCCGATAACGACCCATGACCTAATGTATAAAGCTCTTTCATCTGACTTACAAATTCTTTGCGATTCACACTAGAACAGGGAAGATAGTAAATATCAATAGGATTTTTCTTATCTTTTATAATATTTTGATTTATCACTTTCACAAGCTCATACGAAACGCTTTCTACCCACGAATAAATTTCACTTATAACCAGTTGTAAGTTGTTTTGCTGACTTGAATACGAAGAAGAAACACCAGAAAGCAAGCTTGCAGCAAATCCCAAATCTGTGCAAATATCATTTTTTAAGTCTTTTTCGCACTCATCTTTAAAAAGTGACGTATCAACATCTAACTTATTAATTTTCGTGCCACTTGCAACAGAGAAAAAGTTTGTACCTCCAGAATTCCCGCGTTTAAGTATTCCGTTTTTTACCATTTCATGTTGCTGACGTTGCTGATTTTGAGTGAGTGCACTTGTACCAGGTTCTTTCCCTTGCGGAAATTCCATGTAAAAAATTCTACTGTTTATTTCAGAAAGTACATTCCTTTTTGTGTTCGTCCAATAATCAGAATATAAAACGTCTTGAATTGCCTGTAAGACTAATGGTCGACCCCATTTTTCTTCTCGGCTACTTCTAATTTTCAGCACAATAGTTTTATAACTGTCTAGCATAACCCATTTTGATAATTCTTTATTTTGACTATATTTATAAAACGCCTCTCTAATCTCTTTGGGATATCTTCTGAGCTTGTTTTCAATCTTTTCGCCTCGAAAATTCGTAAAATAGTCAAGATTAAATGCCACTTCATAATTTCCATTTTTTATGCCGATTATTTGAATGTAATCCGTGGGTAAATTGCAAATTGAAGCATTTTTTACCTCGGAATTAATTTCCGAAACACTTTTAACATCATGGTCGCTTAAGAATTTTCGGTTGTCTTTCGTCTTTGCAGATGTTTCAAAATACGAAACAGCAATGCCGTCAAGCATTGCACGAAAAAGCATATCTCTTATAAATTCTTTGTCTTTGATTTTCTTTAAAACGCTTTCTACTCTCTGCTTATTCTCTTTTGATTTCGATATTATAATTTTGTCTAAAGTCAAAAGGCTTGTCATATAGTCAACCACATTGCTGTAAAGACCTGATATTGAGTAAATTTCTCGGCTTAAATGACGTATCTCCTCATTATTTTCCATAGGATTTTTAATAAGCTCTTTGAGTTCATCAAAAGAAATATTTGAAACTAAGCTTGAATATTTCCCACTCGAAGCACCTTGATAGCTCCAATAACTATTCGATTCAAAACTTTTATTTTTCATAAAAACACCTCCCAAAGCTAATTTATAAACGTCTGAAATTCATATTCGTCTTGAAAAATCCTTTGCTCTCGTTCCAACTCATTTGCAACTGAATTTGCATAAGAAACAGCAGAAAATCTATCTTTTCTAATTCCTCCTTGATTATCTACTCGTATTTTTCCGTTCACAATTTCAAAGCTCAAATTTACCATTTCATTAATAAGTGCTGTTGTCTGATAAAATGGCTCTTGAAATGAAACTTGATTTTCAACCACCAAAGTATGCCAATTTTTCAAGCGATTTAGATTCTCATTTGCATCGTTTTCATGCACTAGGAGTCTGAATTTCCCTTGACGTATGGAATCTCTAAGTGATACCGCACAATCCGAATTAAATTGCATACTTGCTTTGATAGAGTAAATTAATTTAGGAGCATCGGGATTTTTACATCTACTCGCCATATTTTCGTCATTAATGCAAGACCACGCAGGATAAACTATGTTTCTGGTATCATCCGTCTGCTCTTGGACTAAATTATCAAACACACCAATCCCCACACCTTGACTGTCAACAACTATATAATCGCAGTCTAGGTCATAAAATAATCTTCTCGCTTTGATTGCTTGATTAAACGTATGACCGCCCTCAGCTGTAGTTATATAAACAAGATTTCTTAAAAACTGATTTTTACCATAAGGAATGAGCTGTAAGACCGCAAAACACGTGGCATCTCGTCTGCTTCCGCCTTGAGTTGCGATGTCAACAGATAGTATCCTAATTTCACCATTTTTCTTAATTTTATATTTAAGACTATTATCGTTTAAAAGATTATAATAAGTTTTCGGGTATATAGGAGTTATAAGCTTTCGTGCATTATCTAATTAGTCAAAAGAGTAAAAAGCATTTTCTGATTCTCCAAAAAATAAAGAATCCATTTCCATTGACCACCCGATTGAATCCCAGTCGTCTTCAAGCATTTCATCACGAATTTGTTCAATTGGGTAATATCCTTCTGATACAGGAAGTTGATACGGAAATCCCATAACGCAGTAGCTGTCGCCTTTAATCATCGACTTAAAAAACGACTTAAATTTTGCAAAGCTATAATGATATTTATAGTAGGCGGAGCTTAAATAAAGCTCGGTATTCGGCTCTTTTGGATAATCTTTATAATTAGACTTTAAAAAAAATCCAGGAGTACGTTGCCCAGCTTTGAATTTTCTTATAACTTTATCTAAAATATTCTTTTTTATTTGCACAAACTCATCGGCTAAAATAAAGTTTGCTCTTGCACTTCTTGCGGAATCTGATGCCGTCACGACCTTAATATTTGAGCCGTTTTTAAAGTTTATTTCTGCAAAATACATGCTAACTTTATAGTCTGATATTTCATTTCTTAAGTTTTCAGATGATCCTACGAAGTCTTGAACTATTTTATTTATGACATTTACGCTTTGCCCACGTTTTCCAGAAGCAATACAGATTTTAATTCCAGGATACAAAATGCATTTTAGTACACAAACAAGTGCGGCAATAAGCGATTTTCCCATGCCTCGACTTGCAATAATCATGACGTAGGTATACTTAAAACACATCAAAATTAAAGCTTGTTGAAAGGGTTTCAGCCACTTCATACCTAAGTAATCTATTGCCAAACGATGAGGATTTTCACGGTAAAATGAAGTCCACTTTCCAACTCCTTTTTTAAGTTTATGGTAATTAATTGCCATTTTCGGTATTTCTTTCAGAGAAATCATTTTCCGTCAAATATTCAAATACATCTTCATCGGGTAAATCTTGAATTTCTGGGGTGCTTACTCTATATTTTTGCATTTCTTCTTCATACATCTTCGAATATCTATTTTTAATACCTAGCATTTTACAAAGATGTCCTAAAAAATATATGTTAAAAAGTTTTCTGATTTTATCAACGTCTTTCCATTCGGGTAAAGCTTCAGGGATTGGATCTTCATTTTCAAACATTTCTATCATGACTCCTAGAGGTTTTTCCATTGCTTTATCGTCACTTTCTGTTTGTATAGGCTTTAATTTCGCACTTGAAAGCGTGTCTTGATACGTTCGTTGAAGCCTGTTATATAAATCTATTTCTCCGTTTCGCAGGGCTTTTTGTTGCTGAAGCTTTATAATGCATAAATCTCTGACTAAACTTTCTCTTGCCATGCCGTCAATCACAACTTTTGATTTCCATTCTAAAAATTTATTATGTAAAAATTGATACTCTTCATATGTAAAGCCAAATCCCCAGATTTTTATTAATCTTTCGGGAATGGTATCACTTTTCTCCTCTTTAATTTCTGGCTTTTTATATTCTTTACTAAATAAGTAATCATCAAAATTTTTATTCATGTAAGGCATCAAATTTATTTTAGAAAGATAAGAGTTCATGCGATTTATGCATTTACTATCTTTTCCCGAATACGCAAAAAGATCATCGCAAAAGTAAATATTTAAAAGCATACAAACTCGTTTTATAGCGTTATATTCGTCACCATTAAACTTTTTAAGGTAATTTTCATAAATCTTTGAAACACAGTCTTTGCAAATAGTCATAAATCCGTCATTTCCTTTGTAAATTGAAAAATTTGAAGGAGTAAATTTTCTGTCCTTCGCTTTGTAAGACTTCCCACACATTGAGCAACTATACCTTTTTTCGTCATTAATATTAGAATATTTTTTATGTCTCATGCTTCTATTTTTCGTGCAGCAGATTTTAACCTTGAGCCAGGTTTTATGTAAATCCTTTTGCCACCTTTTATCGTCATAAGCTCTGAATTTCGTGGATTCGTCCCAATTTTATCCTTGACTTCTTTTATTCCTATTTCGCAGAACCCATGTAAACTTATGGTTTCACCTGATTTAATCAAACTTACGATTAAATCCTCTAGATTGCTAATGAATTTTTCAGCATAGTAAATCCTTATGTTGCTTCTTTTAGCAAGCTTTCTAATAAATTCTTTTCTGTTCATGCTTCCTCCTAAAAATAAAAAGAACCCTTAAAAAGAGCTCTTCAAGTTAAATATTTTCTTACACTATCATTTTATCATATGAAAACCAACAATTTATTACATCTTTAAAGTACTAGCTTTAAAATTTGAGCTAGTATTTTGCTTTATCACTTGAATTATTTTTACTCATAACATACCACACTTAGTATTATATTAATGTGTTGACTTTTGAAAACATAAGGTATATAATAAAAGCAGTAGGAGTAAAACCGCTTGAAAAACGGCTTAGCCCTCTGAAGTAAAGAAACTAAAATAAATAGTCGTTTTCACTTTTGGTAGAGGAGAAACGGCTATTTATGTTTTTTATTTATGTGATTTATAATATCAAATATTATAAAGAGATAGAATCCAAAAAATCCTACTACAAAAATAAAATCTAACATAGTATCTACCCCCCCTTTCGAGGGCAGATTCAAGCCGTTCTCTCGTAGGCTAAACTCCTACTGCTAGTTTTTATTATACATTATATGAC